TACACCGAAGCAGAATTCAATGCAAAGATGCATCCTGTGAAGGAATTGTCTGTTGCTGACATCGAAAACCTACTTGGGTATAAAGTGAAGATTGTAAAGGAATAAAATGAAAACATACGAAGTTAAAGTGCAAGACAATGGTGACAAATTCTGGTACATGAATGGTAAACAACATCGTGAGGACGGTCCGGCTGTTGAACTTGCTAATGGAAACAAATATTGGTATCTGAACGATAAGCGCCACCGTGAAGACGGTCCTGCGATTGAAAGTGCCAATGGAAACAAATTCTGGTGCCTGAACGGTAAACGCCATCGTGAGGACGGCCCTGCTGTTGAACTTGCTAATGGAAACAAATACTGGTATCTGAACGATACACGCCATCGTGAAGACGGTCCTGCTGCTGAATATGCTGATGGTTCCAAATTCTGGTATCTGAATGGTAAATGCCATCGTGAAGCCGGCCCTGCCATAGAACTTTCCAATGGAGATAAATTCTGGTATCTGAATGGTTTAGAATACACCGAAGCAGAATTCAATGCAAAGATGCATCCTGTGAAGGAATTGTCTGTTGCTGACATCGAAAACCTACTTGGGTATAAAGTGAAGATTGTAAAGGAATAAAATGAAAACATACGAAGTTAAGGTTCATGGTAATGGCACCAAATTCTGGTATCTGAATGGTAAACTTCACAGTGAAGCCGGCCCGGCGATTGAATATGCTACTGGAGATAAACATTGGTGTCTGAATGGGGTAGAATGCACCGAAGCAGAATTCAATGTAAAGATGCATCCTGTGAAGGAATTGTCTGTTGCTGACATCGAAAACCTACTCGGTTTTAAAGTGAAAATTGTAAAGGAATAGATGAAACCATACGAAATCAAGATTAATGATGATGGCGGCATTTATTGGTATCTGAATTGTGAATTGCATCGTGAAGACGGCCCTGCAATTGAACTTGCCAATGGAAACAAAATCTGGTTCAAAGATGGTAAACTGCATCGTGAAGACGGCCCTGCAGTAGAACTTGCTAATGGAAACAAACATTGGTTTTTGAATGGTAAACTGCATCGTGAAGACGGCCCTGCTGCTGAATACGCCAATGGAGATAAATTCTGGTATCTGAACGGTAAATGCCATCGTGAAGACGGCCCGGCGATTGAATATGTCGACGGAAACAAATACTGGTATCTAGATGATATAAGATACACCGAAGCAGAATTTAATGCAATGCTCAATCCAGAAAAAGAATTGTCTGTTGCTGACATCGAAAAGCTACTTGGGTATAAAGTGAAGATTGTAAAGGAATAAAATGAAAACATACGAAGTTAAGGTTCATGATAATGGCGACATTTATTGGTACCTGAACGGTAAATTGCACCGTGAAGACGGCCCTGCTGCTGAATATGTCGACGGAAACAAATACTGGTACCTGAACGGTAAACGCCATCGAGAAGACGGCCCGGCGATTGAATTTGCTAATGGAGATAAACACTGGTATCTGAACGATAAACTGCGGCATGAAGACGGCCCGGCGATTGAATTTGCTAATGGAGACAATTTCTGGTATCTGAATGGTGTAATATGTACCGAAGCAGAATTCAATGCAAAGATGCATCCTGTAAAGGAATTGTCTGTTGCTGACATCGAAAACCTACTTGGTTTTAAAGTGAAGATTGTAAAGGAATAAAATGAAATTTCTAGCTGGGGGTAGAAATTTTGTGCGCTGATAATAAAGATAAATTGCCCCATATTCTCATTGCTTGCCACGGTTTACCTGGGTCTGGTAAAGACACATTTGCAAATCATCTTATCCGAGATGGTGGTAATTGGTCAAAAGTATCATTTGCCGCCCCAATTAAACGAGGACTCTCGGCGATGTTCAATATCCCGATGGAAGACATTGAGAACCCAAATATCAAAAATTCCGCCCATTATAAATTTGAGCGAAGTATCAGATACATGGCGCAAACTCTAGGTACTGAATGGGGCAGAGTATTAATTAAAGATTCCGTATGGGTCGATTTGGCCCAAGAAGGAATAGAGCATGCATGGAATAAAGGACAATCTGTTGTCAATACTGATTTACGTTTTGAGAATGAGGCTAAAAGAGTAAAAGATTTGGGGGGATTTATTGTCCATATTATTCGCGACGATAATAAATTCGATTCTGATAATAAAATAAACGGAGCAGTCAATCACGCGTCCAATATCACGTTAGATGAAAAGTACATCGATTTTGTAATTTTCAATAATGGTACAATAGATGAGTTTCAAAGCGACATAACAAAAGTAATAAAAGAGATTACAAAAGGAGCAATAAATGAGTGACACTTTTCTAATTGCAGACCAACACTTTGGCCATTGTAACATCCTCTCATTTTTAAACGAGGATGGTTCAAATTTGAGGACATTTGACTCGTGTGAAGAGATGGACGAGACTATGGTTAATAATCATAATTCAGTTGTTGGGCCAAATGATACAGTTTATTTCTTGGGAGATGTGTGTTTTGGTGCTACTCACTTTCATAATGTCATGCCAAGATTGAATGGCGCAAAAGTCCTCATTAAAGGAAATCACGATAGTTTGAAGATGTCAGCTTATAATCAGTACTTTAAAGATGTTAGGTCTTGTCACATGCTAGACAGGATTCATTTGAGCCACATTCCAATCCACCCAGGAAGTCTAAGCAGGTGGAGGAGTAACGTGCATGGGCATTTACATTCTGGAACTGTGAAGAAGCAATTATTTTCTTTAGAACATGGTTCACCGGTCTGGACTGAAATCGACGACCCTAAGTACTTCAACGTATCTGTAGAAAGGAATAATTATACGCCTGTTGCATTTGAAGTAATCAATAAGCATTTCAAAGATAATGGGCTGTGAGTAATTGAGTTATTATTCTTCCTCCAAAGATTCACAAATCAAAATAATTTGATTGTTGGCTTGACATGGTTTAAAATAATAACAGGGAGATAATTATGAAATTTTACACTTATTGCCAAACTCTTGGTAATTCTATATTATATAGAGGATATGATAAGGGCCGACAAATAATCGAAAAGATTGATTTTGGCCCTACATTATTCGTTTCCACAAAAAATAGAGACGAAAAATCTTGGAATGATTTATACAAAAACACCCCACTCGAACCAATTCAATTCAATAATATCCGAGAAGCAAAAGATTATGTAGAAATGTATAAGGATGTCCATGGGATTGAACTTCATGGCATGACTAAGTGGAACCTTCAATATATAAATTCAAAATTTCCAGGAGATATTGAATATGATATATCACATGTAAAAATTCACACGATAGACATCGAAACAGTAGATGAGGATTCCGAAGAAGGTTTTCCTGATATTCAGGCAGCGCGCATTCCGATTGTTCTCATATCTATACACGATAATATAACAGATAAAACGGTCGTATTAGGATTAAAAGAGTTTGATAAAGTTGAGTCTGATGCCTTTATATATAAAAAATTTGATACTGAGAAAGAACTATTAAAGTTTTTTATCGAATTTCAGATTGCAACAAAACCAGATGTTTGGACGGGGTGGAATACATCAGGATTCGATATACCATATATGATTAATCGAATCAAACTACTATTTGATGAGACACAAGTTAAACGGCTATCGCCATTCAATTATATTCGTGAAAAGATGGTTAATATCCGTGGAAAAGAAATTCAGACGTATGAGATTTATGGTATCATAGACTTGGATTATCTTGAACTCTATAAGAAATTCGGCACATATTCATCGAAAGAATCGTACGCATTAGGATTTATTGCCCAAGAAGAACTTGGCGAAACAAAACTTGAATTACCAGGGGTGTCATTCAGAGATTCTTACGTAAACCACTTCGACACTTTCGTGAGATATAATGCGATAGACTCAATTCTTGTTAAGAAATTAGAAGACAAGATGAAGTTGATTGAACTTGCTTTTGCTATGGCATATATGTATCATTGCAATCTAGGAGATGTATATCGCACTGTTGCTCCATGGGAAGCATTCATCTATCATCACTTGAATAAGAAAAAGATTGCAGTTCCGCCTCGAAAAAATGGATTGAGGGGGGATGTAGAAGGTGCATGGGTGAAAGACGGTATACAGGGCATGTATGGATGGTGTATGTCTTTCGACTTCTCATCCCTATATCCTTCTGTTATTCGTCAATGGAACATATCGCCGGAGACATTTAGAGCACCGGAATATGATATTAGAGCAAGAAATTTCTTGGATAATGATGCAGATGCTATTGCTGCCATTGATTATGCAAAATCAATCAATCATACAATTGCTGCAAATGGTACAATGTATGATAAATCCAAAAAAGGATTTCTAGCAGAATTGATGGAATATTGTATGACTGGTCGTGCAATAGCTAAAAAAGAAATGCTTCGACTAGAATCGGAATATCAAATTATAGAAAGGGAAATAAGTGAACGCGCAGCGCGACCGTAGAGATTGGCAATAATCATTAGAAAGGAAACATATGAATTATTCAGAAATGACTTTAGACGAGCTTTTAGAATTGAGAAATAGTAGTAGAGCAAAAATAGCAGCATTAAAAAATAAACAACTTGCATTGAAAATCGCTTAATCGTGGGCGCAATACAAAGAAATTTGTAATTGAAAACTATGTGAATTCGGTGAACATCCCAAATTGGGACAATACCGAGCCAAGCCCTAATATGGGAAGGTGTAACGACTAGGCGAAAGCCGTAGGGTCAAGTGACTCGAAGCGCATAGCACCTGTGAAGGTGAAGAGATAGTCTGTTCTGCATAGTAATATGCAGCTATATGGGATGAAATTAACGACTTCATTTAAACACAAAAGGCGAATTCTGCATTCGGCAGCATTGGCAATGAGGGGTTCCATTATTATGATTATCGCATGGCTGAGGCGATTACACTTACTGGTCAACTATCAGACATCCATTTGGCAAATTTGTTGAATATGAATTTCAATAAAATATTAGAAACAAAAGATGTAGATTATATTATTGCAGGCGACACTGACTCTGTGATTATTAATTGTCAGAGAATTGTAGATAAATTTGCGTCAAACAAATCGACAGGTGATGTTGTTAAATTTTTGGATGATTTCGCTAATAAAATATGTCAACCAATTATCAATAATAGCGTCAGTGTGATTTTTGATAAAATGAATGCTTATGATAAAATAATGGGAAGTAAGAGAGAAGCAATTGCGTCAAAGATGTTATATCGAGCAAAAAAGAACTACGCAATGTATGTATATAACTCCGAAGGGGTTGCATACAATCCACCTAAACTTAAAGTAATGGGAATTGAGATTGTAAGGTCGTCTACCCCTAAATGGTGCAGAAATAAATTAAAAGAATTATTACAGTTGATGTTTGAATCAGATGAATATACTCTACGAAAGAGATTTTTGGAACTGGAGAAAGAATTCAAAACATTGCCGCCTAGTGAAGTAGCATTCCCGCGGGGAGTGAGTGATATTGGCAAATATTTTGCAAATAATGCAATTAGAACCGGCATGACAGTACCTATGCATGTAAGGGCAGCCTGTCTGTTCAATATGAATGCAGTTAAATTCAAACAATATCAACAAATTCAAAATGGGGACAAAATAAAATTCTTATATTTGAAGATGCCAAATCCAATTAGACAAAACGTAATAGGCTTTCCTTCTAATATTGATTTGCCTCCTGAATTTAAACTGCATGGATACTTAGATTATGATACGCAGTTTGAGAAGACAGTAGAAAATGCAATGAAATCATTGACAGATTGTGCTGGCTGGAAATTGAGAGAAGAAAGTTCATTAGAATCATTTTTTGACTGATAAATAATTGCATGGTATCCGACTCCATGCACAAATCAAAAGTCGTAAATGAAAGGAGAAATACATGAGTCTATTAGACAAACTTAAAGCAGTAGGTTCAATTAAAGCAGAAACAGTAGCAGCATCAAGTTTCTTTGCTCCAAAAGATTTAGTTCAAACAAATATCCCTATTATCAACGTAGCATTTAGCGGTATACTTGATGGTGGGATAGTATCAGGTCTTACAATTCTTGCAGGACCTTCAAAACACTTCAAATCTAATCTTGGTCTTGTTTGTGTAAGTTCATACATGAAGAAATATAAAGAGGCCGTATGTTTATTTTATGATTCTGAGTTCGGCATTACTCCTGAATATATGTTATCGCATGGAATTGACACAGAACGAGTATTACATATTCCACTTGAACACATCGAACAATTAAAATTTGACATCACAAAGCGCCTAGCAGAAATTAAAAAAGGTGATAAGGTAATCATTTTTATCGATTCTATTGGCAATCTTGCGTCGAAGAAAGAAGTTGAAGATGCAGAAAATGAAAAGTCAGTAGCTGATATGACTCGAGCTAAATCACTTAAGAGTTTGTTTCGTATTATTACTCCACACCTGACAGTAAAAGATTTGCCATGTATTGCAGTCAACCACGTATATGCCGAAGTGGGACCGTTCGCGCGGACGGTCGTTAGTGGTGGGTGTTTGCTTGCAGGCACACAGTTAGAAATGGCGGACGGTCAAAAGAAGACTATTGAATCTATTAATGTAGGAGATATGGTGAATACATTAAATGGGCCTAAAAAAGTAACACATACATGGAATCCAGATACGTTGTTACACGGAACCCCAGAATGTATTAGATTTACATTTGATGATGGTTATTCAGTAACAGTTTCAGAAAATCATCCATTTTTAACATCGGAGGGGTGGGTAGAAGCAAAAAATCTCACAGAAAATCATATTTTTGTGGTTAGATGATTGACATCCTCTACAGAGGGGCAGTTAAAATAGGGTGAAAATAATCAAGGAGTGTAGCAGCGGCAAATACTATTACCGAGGCAGAATAACAAAATAGACATGGAGAAAAGAAAATGAAATTAATAAAGATAGAGAATGTTGGGATTAAACCAGTATATGATATATCTGTGGAAGATGTTGAGCATTATATTCTTGAAAATGGTATTGTTACACACAATACGGGCCTCTACTATTCCTCAAATCAGATTTTCATCATCGGCAGGTCTCAAGAAAAGGCGGGAACAGAGGTGGTAGGTTATAATTTTACAATCAACATTGAAAAATCGAGATTCGTGAAAGAAAAAAGCAAACTTCAGTTTCAGGTTATGTTCGATGGTGGTATTGATAAGTATTCTGGTTTACTTGAACTTGCATTAGAAAGCGGGTTTGTTCAAAAACCTTCTAATGGTTGGTATATAAGAGTAGATAAAAATACTGGTGAGATATTGGATGAAAAGAAAGTCAGAGAAGCAGATACTCATAATAAAACATTTTGGGCGCCGATTTTATCTAATCCAGATTTCTATAAATTCGTGAAAAATAAATTTCAATTGTCAGTTAATCCAATGAACGCGGAGGTGAAAGATGACAAAACTATATAAAGTGCGCGAACCGACCTCTACTGGTGTTTGCCCTATTCAAATCACCGATGGTAAATTCAGTGGCATTACGTTTGCTTATGGCAGAGTAGCAGTTGAGGAAATAGAAGATGCCGCCAAATTATCATTTGTATATGATGTGTTCGAAGGTGAAATTGATAAAAATTCAACAGAAGAATTTGAAAAGTTGACAGGAGATATATTAAAAGATATTCTTATTGAACAATTGAATGCTAACGAAGTAATTTACACTGGTGGTACTGATGGAATTAAAAA